ATGAGCGAAGCAAAAAATAGTTTTTCGGCTGTTGCAGCAACCGAAAACACCCTGGCAGCCATCGCTGCCCTCTACCTCGATGCCTATCGAGGCCGTGATACTTCCCGTCCGCACCGCATTAACGCCTGGGTTCGTCTACTGGGCGATCAGCCGCTGGCCGCCATTACGCCGGAACAGATCGACACCGGTATGGATACCCTGGCCAGTGAACCGTCGCGCTGTTTTGGCGGGGTCGACGCCGATGGCAACAAGATTTTCCGCAAACGCACGATCAGCCTGCGCAGCGGCGCGACCCTGAACCGCTACCTGGTGGCCTTGGGCGCGCTGTTCACCTGGGCCAAGCGCCAACGGCTGGTCCCGCGCAGTTTCGATTCCCCGGCGCGCCATGTGGAGAAGAACACCGAGACGCGCGGCCGCGTGCGCTATCTGTCCGACGATGAACGCGACCGCCTGTTGAATGCCTGCAAGGAATCGGTTTGGCCGCGCCTGTTTCTGCTGGTGCTGATGGGGCTGACCACCGGCGCGCGGCGCGGCGAACTGCTGGCGCTGCGCTGGTGCGACATCAACACCGACCGCGCCGAGGCCGTGCTGGACGATACCAAAAACGGAGATCGCCGCATCCTGGTGCTGTTGCCGCAAGTGTTGACCGAAATGCAACGCTTCGCGCCCGACGACGCCAGCAAGAGCACCGCCTTGATCTTCCGTTCGCGCCTGCGCCCGTCGCAACCCTATAGCGTGTCGAAAGTGTTCAATCAGGCGATGGAGGACGCCAACCTGAAAAACTTCAAGTTTCACGATTGCCGCCATTCCTGCGCGTCCTACATGGCGCAGTCCGGCGCCAGCCTGTTGGAGATCGCCGACACCCTGGGACATCGCCAGTTGCGCATGGTGCAGCGTTACGCGCATCTGAACACGGACAGCCGGCGCAAGCTGATGACGAGGGTTTTCGAGGGGCGGGTATGAAACTGCACGACCTGATCGAATTCATGCGCCAGCATGCCGCCGACCACGGCCAACTGATCGACCCGAGCACATGGGCAGCGATCGAGCAGGCCGTAAGGCGGGCCCACCCTGGCGAAAAGGTTTACATACCGCAGGCTGACAGCCGCAAAGACCCGGCGCGCGCCGAGGCCATCCGCAAGGCGGCAAAAACGCTGCCGACCAGCGTCGTCGCCGAACGCTTCGGCGTATCGCGCCAATTGGTCCATTACTTTGTCAAAGGGCGAAAGAAAAATGGCTAAACCAACCCATAAGGACTGTGGATGCTACTGGTCAGCACAGATCCAGTTCACCGCCGCAGAACTGGCGGAACTGCATGCAGTATGCGACTCCCCGGCTTTTATTGATGCGGTTGCAGATATTGCTGGCGATTGCCGCGCAGGCCTGGAGTTTTCACAGAAACTTCCCACGCCCGGCCATATCAGGCGCCAGATGACGGCCATCGCTGAACAAGCTAATCAGCTTAGGCAGTCACTGCGGGCCTTGCACTGGATGCCCGCTGGCCTTATAGAACTCGCGAGTCCTTACCCCGACTTGAGCAAGATGGAACGCGAGCTCGTTTTCTTGCAGGTTGCCGCCAGCGGCGCCGCCAAGAAATTCACAAAAACCCGATTCGGCAAGAGTAATGCCAAACGAGAGGCAGCCTGGCGCTTGCGGCAGGTATTCCACCGCCACGGGCTGGCATTTACCGGGTTCGATTTTCACGAAGACAAAGCAACCACCGGCGGCCCTGCGGCGCGATGTTTGCGCGTCATTTTCGGCGTGAACAGTCGAACTCGTGTTGGCCACTGGATAGCTGCAGCTTTGGAATATCCTCAATTTTTATTGGTGAGCGACAACCCAACCCTAGATTGATGCTGGTTTATCGCTTTTACGCTTAACCACATCTAAACGCATTCTCTCTCCCACGAAAGCGCCCCCGCGCTTTCCAGCACCCGAAGGCCCTGCAAGGCCCGGCAAGGCGCTTGTTTCTAAGGAGAGATTATGCAGACCACCAACACCCCGAACACGCTCGACGATTTTGTCGATCTACGTGAACTACTCCCACGAGTAGAGCAAACCTTCCCCACCGAACAATCGGCGAAATGGTTCATCCGCCAGCACCGGCATGAACTGGTAGAAGCCGGGGCGCTGATCGTGCTGACCGGCCGACTGCGCTTTAATCCGCAACGCTTCAAGGAAGCCGCCGTCAACATCGGCCGCAATCTGGCAAAGGGGAGGGTCGCAGCATGACCAGCGATCAACGCCATGAAGTTGAAAAACTGCTCAACCAGGCCGGCGCAGTAGGCTTCTTGATGGGTTCAGTGAGCATCGATGATGCTGATCAAGTGCGGAATGAACTCGGTATTGCTGCCTGGCTCCTGAAGGACCTGCTCGAGAAAGCGCTTGAAGTCGTGATTGCAGCTGAACGGGAGAACGCAAAATGACCCCAGCCGATACCGAACGCGCCGAATTACTTGATCTGCTCGACCTGCTACCCGTCGACATTGAGATTCTGATTTTCGAGATGATTCACGCGGCCTATACGGGCCGGTTGTCTTGCGATGAGATCGGCGCAGCAATTGAGGCAATTCAGGCCGGCGCCGACAAGACCGAGACACTCGAAAATCTGGTGCACCTCGCCAACCAGCGGCTTTCCGGTTGCGATGCGGATATTGAACCCACAAATGAACCTGTGGCGGAAGAAGTTGAGCGCCAACACCATACGGTTCCAACCATCACGGTGGGCTGGCTGCGCCAATGGCTAAAAGTCTATCCAGATGATTTTGAGCTTTCCTTCGGCGGGCTTGAGTTCTATCGCATCAAGACCAGAGGGGAGAACCTCGCCATGGTGGAGTTCAATCAGGCCGTATACCTTGATGAGGATGGTCAAGTCGTAATTCAACAGGACTTTGACCATGGCTAAGCCCCGCCGCCGCAAAGGCGATGCCCGCCGCACAAGAAAAGCCATCCGTGCCAGCAAACGGGGGGGCGTATGAGCGGACCACGTATATCCAGAAACCCGCGCGTGCTAAAGCCTGGCGTCAATATGACGCGACCGAATGGGGCAAGCTCGATTGCGACAAGCTTGCATCCCGGTGAATTGCTGTCAGCCGCCTTGCACGGCAATCGCGCCACCCGGAGATTAGCCAGGAAACATCTGAAGGCCCACTTAAAACGTGAAATACGGGCTGGCCATCAACCATGAACATAAGCGGCGGTTTCAACAGCAACGACGCGATCAGTCAATTCCGGCATGCATCGTCTGCGCGCGGCATCAATCTGCCGGAAGATATTCGCGCCGACGGCGAATTGCATCGATGTTCGGCGGAAGGCAAGCATGGCAGGAAGGATGCTGCTTATCTGCTACACCTCGACGGCGGCATCCCGGCCGGTGGTTTTGAAAATCATCGCGATGGCATGGGCTGGGAGAACTGGCGGGCCGATATCGGTCGCAGCCTGACGCCAGGCGAGGAAACCGAACACCGCGCCAAGATCGAAGCCCAAAGAATCCAACGCGAAACACAAGACGCAAAACGCAAAGCCGAGGCGCGCGAGCGTGCGGCGCTGATCCGTGATGCCTCGCTGCCCGCGGTTGACCACGGCTATCTTAAGAAGAAAGGCATCAAGCCAAATGGCGCCCGTTTAATCGATGCGGATGCAGCTCGCGCTATCGCCCCGAATCTGTCACCCGAGTTATCCGGTGCGTTGTTGGTGCTGCCAATTGCGGCGGATGGCGTGCTGCACAGTATGCAATTCATCACGGAAGAGGGGGTTAAGCGTCCGTTGACCGGTGGCCGGAAAACTGGCTGCTATGTTGCGATAGGCAACCTGGACAACGCTGAAGCTCTCTGCATCTGCGAGGGTTTTGCGACTGGCGCAAGTATTCATGAGGCCAGCGGCTATCCAGTTGCGGTCGCACTTGATGCCGGTAATTTGCCGGTTGTCGCCAAATCAATGCGCGCCAGATTTCCAGACTTGCCGCTGATCGTGTGCGCCGACGATGATAAGGATACTGAGGGGAATCCAGGCCTATCCAAAGCGCGTGAGGCTGCCAAAGCGGTTGGTGGGGCTGTCGCAATGCCGGACTTTGGGGCTTATCGGAGCGAGGGCGATAGTGACTTCAACGATCTGCACCAATTGCACGGCCTTGATCGAGTGAAGCGCTGTATTAAAAGCGCTGCCGCAGAGTTGTATAACGCGCGAAATTCACGCGATGGCGCAAGTTTCACGGCGCCTGAGATTACCGCCGAGGAACTGGCCACTGCGCGAGCTGCACCAGACTGCATCGTTGAAAAGTTCTTCTATGCGGATGTCGGTCTTTTGATCGCGCCTGGCGGTGTCGGCAAAACAACCTTACTGATGCACGTTGCTGTGTGCATTGCACTACAGAAGCCCGTGTTCGGTTTGAGTGTGTATAAGCCTGGCCCAGTGCTTTTTTTGACCGCCGAAGATAGTCGCGAGATCCTGGTGGCAAGGCTTCGCAGTTGTATGGATTCGATGCTGCTCGACGATGCCGAGCGCCAGATAGTCATGCAGCGGGTTCGCATAGCGGATGTTTCCGGTTCTGGTTTCCGGTTTACTCAGGTTGTCGCTGATGTTGTCCTGCCATCAAGCCAGCTCGATGACGTCATACGCGTCGCGAAGGATATCCAGCCTGTCCTGATTGCTGTTGACCCGGCAATTAGCTTTGGCGTTGGCGAAAGCCGCGTGAATGACGCTGAACAGGGCCTGGTTGAAGCCGCACGAAAACTGAGAAACGCATTGAATTGCGCCATCGTTTATGTGCATCACAGCGGCAAGAACAATGCGCGCGAGAAGACGCTTGATCAGTACACGGGACGCGGTGGCAGTGCCTTCGCTGATGGCGCCCGTACGGTTCATGTTCTTCAGAACCTCACGCCTGACGAATGGCTGACTGCCACCGGAGAGACGCTCGAAAAAGGTCAAACCGGTCTGATCTTGGCGCGGCCAAAAATGAGCTATTGCGCGCCGCCAGGTGACATCCATATTCGCCGCACTGGGTTCGACTTTACTCGGGTTGAAATTGCCGATTCCAGCAAGGGCGCACTAACCGAGCGCCGCGCGAATCAGATATATCAACTCCTGGTGGAGGAACTGAAGCAGGGCCGTTACCACACCAAAAACACGCTGGAACAAGCAGACGCGGGTGATCTGTCCCGCGCCCAAATTAGGAGCGCCCTGGCATGGCTTGAGGCCGTTGGTCGGGTTGTCACGCAAGACCGCCCAAACGCTGGCAGGGGTGGTGCACGCCAATATTTGCACCCTGTTGGTTCGCCGATCTGTTCCGGCGAGGCAATGTCTGAAAGTGAAGAAAACGCCAGTTTTGGTTCGCCAGAAGAAAAGCTTATTTTTGGTTCGCCGCCCTTAAGGGAAATAAACGGCGGCGAACCAAACCGCGCCGTTTTATCCCCTGTTTCCCTCGCCTCGCCAAATATCACCGGCGAGGCAACGGCGAACCCGGCGAACCAAAACTATTCCGATGAGGAGTTCATTTGATGACCGGTGAACAAATCCTCGACGATATCCAGCGGGCTGGCCTGACTGTGGAAATCGTTGATAACCGCATCCGCCTCGCCGGCCCCGCTGAATTGCGTGCCCTGTTTAGGCAGACTGTTCGCGAACATAAGCTGTCGTTGGTTGCTGCGATCCAGTCGCGCCCTCTCTCTTCCCAACAGACTTCTGCACGTTGGCTGCTGACATTTGCCAGTGATATCCGAGTTGAGGCGTACACCTCGCCAGCATCTACACAGGCCGAGATCATGGCTCAGTTTCCTGATGCCATCGCCGCCACTCCGATTGTTCCCCCGCCATTGCGCAGTAGTTGTGAGACATGCGCCAAGGTAACTGGCATGGGCGCATGCGGCGATCCAGTCGGTGCCGGGCTGACCGACATGCCAGACGTGACCATTTGCTATCACCCTGACGGCGGCGTGAGTTGTCGGCTATGGGCAGCAACAACTCCTAACCTGGAAAAACCATGAGGAGCGTGTGCCCATCAGCAGCGCAACGGTCAGTAGGCGCGATGAGCAACGCGATACAGATGAAAAGGTACTCCGCCAGCATTCCCCATGGGGGTAATTCGCGGCGCGAGTCTTGCATAGATTTGTTAGCTCTATGGACTTCCTTATTATGATTGATTGTATCAATAATCCATGCCTTGGGGGGTTTGCATGATCGCAAACAAGCAGCAGCTCGCCGACATCCACGGCGTTTCCGAGCGAACGCTGACCGAGTGGGCGAATGGCGGCATGCCGACGATTTCTGTCGGCGGAATTGGCCGCGGTTATCAGAACCAATACGACACCGCCGCCACCATCGAATGGCGACTGCAGCGCGCAGTCTCGGGTTACCAGGTCGAGAGCGCCAAGGAACGGAAGGACCGGCTCGAAGGAGATCGCATCGAGCTCCAGCTAGCAAAGGAAGCGGGCCTTCTGGTGGCGGTGGAAGAGATTGAGCCGCTGTGGGCTTCCGCGATCCTGGCGGCAAAGTCGGAATTGCTGGAAGGCGTCTACCGGCTGAAGAGCGAACTGGATGCGCTGTTCGGCATCGCCGTAGATGTTGCCTTGCTGGAAGACCATTTCCACCAGGCGCTTGCCAAGCTTTCCGACCGCCCACCTGTTCCCGCTGAATCTGCCGCTGCCGATCTGGAAGAGGTCGGCGCCGACGACGAAATGGATCCAGAAGAATGAACGTCTCACTCCGCGCGCAGACCGCCAGATCGCCGATCATTCCGGCCTGGCTTGATACCAAGGCCACCGCCGCCGCGATGGTTGCCAGGGCCTGGCGGCATTGGGCGCCACCAGTGCGCATGTCGACCACGGAATGGGCGAACAGCTTCCGCTATCTGAGCGCCAAGGGTTCGGCCCGGCCAGGCAAATACAACGCCGGCTTGACGCCCTGGGTAGCCGCCATTCATGAGGCGCTCGATGATCCAGCCATCCATAAAGTGGTGCTGATGAAAGCCGCGCAAGTGGCCTGGACCGATGGCGTCATAAACAACTATGTCGGCAAGCGCATGGATCTTGACCCATGCCCGATGATGATGATGCACCCGACCATGGAAGCGGCGAAGGACTACATGCAGGAGAAGTTCATCCCCATGATCGAGGCCACCCCGCGGCTTCGCGCCAAGGTGGACACCAGCATGTCGCGCAAGTCGGGCAATCGAGGCCTGTTCAAGAACTTCCCGGGCGGATTTCTGAAGCTCGCTTGGTCGAACTCAATCAGCAAACTGAAGTCGACGCCGGCGCCGTTGGTTATCGTTGAAGAGCCTGATGACGCCAGCGCCAACGTGCGCGGCCAGGGCGATGCGATCAAGTTGATCGAAGAGCGGACAAAAACGTACGCGCGCCGCAAGATCATCTTTGGCGGCACGCCATCCATCAAGGATGTGAGCGCCATAGAAGACGCTTACCGCGCCAGCGATCAGCGCAAGTTCTTCGTGCCCTGCCACGCATGCGGCGAATCGCATGTGCTGGCCTGGGACAATGTGCAGTGGGACCGCAGCGAAGAGCATCGCCATGAAGTCTATGGCAACGCCATGCCGGAGACCGCGCGCTATGTCTGCCCGAGTTGCGGTGCGCATTGGAATGATGCCCAGAAAACCGCCAACGTGCGCCGCCTGACCTGGCAAGCCACCGCGCCGTTCCGTGGCGTTGCCGGTTTCGGCCACCTCAGCGAGTTGTATGCGCCCTGGCATGAATCGCGCATGCAACGTCTGGTGGAACGCTACCTGGAAGCGAAGCACAAAGCCGACCAGGGCGATGACGCCGACATGATCGTGTTTGTGAATTCCTGCCTTGGCCTGCCCTATGAGTTCGCCAAGGGCGCGGTGGATGAGGAAACGCTGAAGGCCCGCGCCGAAGACTACGCCGAGCTTGAGGCGCCCATGGATGCGCTGGTGGTGACGGTCGGGGTCGATACGCAGCACGACCGCTTCGCCATCGTTATTCGCGCCTGGGGGCCGGGCGAGGAATCATGGTTGCTGTATTGGGGCGAAATTTATGGACAGATTACGGATCGTACAGATCCGATCTGGCAGGAGCTGGACAAGGTGGTGTTCGGGCCATTCCGGCACGAATCCGGCGGCCAGTTATGGACCACGGCGCTATCCATCGACTCAGGCGACGGCAACACCAGCGAAAACATTTATCACTGGGTGCGCCATAAACACCGCCAGGGCAAACAGTTCGTGATGCCGATCAAGGGCTCTTCGGAAGTCGGCGGCCAGCGCGAAATCTTCTCGGTACCGACCGCAAAGACGATGGATCACCGCACCCCGACCAAGGCGAGCAAATACGGATTGAAAGTCTGGTCGGTCGGCACCAGCAAGGCGAAGGATTTGATTCTTGGCGGGAGAGAGGGCGCCGGCCGCATCCGCCTCGCCGGCCGTGGTCCGGGCCGTATCCACTTCTATTCCGATGTGCGGCCTGACTACTACGAGCAGATTACCGCCGAAGTGAAGGCACCTAGCCGCCGATCTGCCGGCAAGCTGGTCTGGCAGCAAAAAGCCGGCCGCCGGAATGAAGCGTTGGACTGCGAGGTGTACGCCCTGCACGCCGCGCGCAGCCTGAAGCTGCATGTGATGAACGAAGGCTGGTGGAATCAGCGCCGCGCCAGGCTGACCCAAACCGACCTTTTTCGGGTAGCCGATCCCGCGCCCGTTACGACTGAACCTGATGTTTTTGAACAGCAACCCGATGCAGCGCAGCAGGCTTCTGCCGCAATCGCGCCGGCAATCGCGCCGGCAATCGCGCCGGCACTTCCGCGCGGCATCGCCCGAGGCATATCAAGGCGAGGGTCAAGGGATGAATGAACCACGTTCGTTCCGGAAGTCTCGCCGCCGGTCCTCTTCACTCAACATTCATCGATAGGTATCACATGAAAAATATCACAGTCCTTGACGCTGCCGGCCTGGCCGATCTGCGCATTACCCTGAACCAGTACATGGCAAACATTCACTTTTCTGACGTTTTTCATGAAGCATGCCGTGAGGCCATCGCCAGTATCGACGCCACCCTGGCGGATGAGACCATGCAAGTCGAAACACAGCGCATTCTGCGTCACCTGCTTGGCGACTTGGCCGAAGCTGAGGCGGCGCGTATCGACACGCTGACCACCCTGTTCGCCGGTCTTGACGATGTGGAGGATTCAGAACACTGGCGTTTCCTAATGCTGGCCGCTCTGCCGCTGCTGACAAGTGGGCATCTGCTTGGACTTCGATCATTGATGATGGATGTGGTCGCCGAGTTTCAGCCCATCAACCTGGAGGGCCTGCCATGCTGCCATTGATTGGCCGTCTTGCGCTAAGTGGTGGCGGCCGTGGCCTGGCCGGTGCGTTTAATGCCGTTATCCGGCACATGATCCAAGACCTCATGACCACAACCCGATCCGAGGCGCGGCAGGAGGCGCAGCGCATCGTCAACAATTTCGTGCGGAGTATCCGCGTCAACGTCGAAACCGGGCCAACCGTGCGTTACCTGAACGATCTGCAACGCCGGAAGATTCCCCTGGTTACCGCGATGGCATTGACCAGGACAGCCAAGGAACTCCAGCGGATTTTGGAGCGAGAGGTCGAACAGGTGTTCGACCGCCCGGTGGCCTTCACGAAGCGGGCTTTCGCAATCAAGCCGGCAACCGCAGCAAGACGGACCGCCGAGGTGTTCATCAAGACCAAGCAGGCGCGATATCTGCTGCCGCAAGTGGCTGGCGGCCGCCGCCAGATGAGGCGGTCGGAACAGAAATTTTCTCAAGAGACCGGAACGGAGTTTTTCTGGGTTCCTGGTGAGGGTGTTCGGCTCAATACGCATGGCAACGTCACGCTCGCGCAGGTGAAGAAGATCGCGGCGCAGCTGCACAAGGCCGGCGGCAATGTGTTCTTCGGCGAACCCGGAAACGGCCTGCCATTCGGCATCTGGGAACGAATGCGCGTTGGCCGTGGGGCCGGTGGCCTGCGCCCGCTGCTGATCCGCGTGAGACAACCGGATTATCGGAAGCGTCTGGACATGCACGCGATCGCCGAAAAGCACGCGCAACGCATATTCAATGCCGAGTTTTCGCGCGCCTGGGCGCAGATTGTGAAATGACCATGCAGACGGCGAGAGAAGAAGTTGCTCCGCGCGCCTGTGTGCCTGATATGAGTGAACCGCTGTTCATCGCCGAACGACTGGCCGATGGCGGCTCTCTCGACCCTGAAGCACTGGCTTGGCTATCCCAAGGCTTGAAGCGATACCTGCGCGGCGATGCGCCGCTGGATGTTTGCTTGCGGCTGACCGCATCAAACAAGATTGCCACCAGAAACCGCGCCTTGTTGCGCGCCGCTGGCATTCTCGATGCAGGTCGCAATCTGCCGGCCTGGGAGCTTGCCCGTCACCTGTCCCATGAAGTGAACCGCTTTCAGACAGCGGTATGGCCGCGAATCCAGACGGGAGCACAAAACGTCACCCTTACACCGCTGCAATCGGCCCTGCGCGATGCCTTTGCTACACGCGCCAAACCATTGACCAGCCGGCAAAGGCTGTATGACCTGATAGAACTTTCACGCTGAGGAAATATTGACAGCGCGTATTCGGCACTATGGCATCAATCCAATGCGACTGAGGCCCTATGCAAACCAATGAATCCTCCGCCCTACTGCTCGAATCCGGCCTGATCGATGAACTGCGCGCCAAGGCTGGCGAACAGCGTGCCGAAGATCGCGCCGCCGAACTGCTCAAGCTGGCGGAAATCGCCCGCCGCGAGGCCGAGGAACTGCCGCCGATGGCTGCCCAACTGCTCGCCGCGGTCACCCGACGTCAGGAACTTGACCGCGAGATTGAAGCCGCGAACATCGCCATCCGGGAAATTGGCGGGCCGCTGAACAATTTGACCTGTCAACTCAGCCGACAGCGTGAAGTCGCAGAAAACCGGATACGTCACCTGGCCGACCCGCGCATTCACAAGGCCATCGAGTACACCGAGGAACTGCGTCGGAAAGTTCGCGGCATGGTTTCTTTAGGACACGAAAAGGTGCAAGGCTTCGCCGGCGTAACACTCGTGCCGTACGGCAACGTTGCCACCTGCAACGCCGCGCAAGATGCCCTAATCGAAGCCCGCAGCAAGCTGGAATCCCTGCTGCTGGCGCCGCTACCCGATGGCCTTGAGCAAACCCTGCGCGGCATCTGGGAGCCCGCAATCGCCGCCTTGAAGTCGCTCAATATCCAACCTGACCTTGCATTTCTGCAACTGGCTCCCGCCCCCGCCAGCAACTGGCTGGAACGCATTTTCAATTCTCTAAAGGAAACCGCATGAAAACCCAATTCAACGACCTGGGCGACTTCGCCCGAAGTGTCCGCGCAGCCGCATCCGGACGCACCGATCCGCGCCTGATGGCACAGGCCACCTTCGGAAATGAAGCCGTCGGCAGTGATGGCGGTTTTGCCGTCCCGGCCGATTTCGCCGAGCAGATCATGGCCACGCTCGACGGAGAGGAATCGCTGATGGCGCACTGCCACCAGATCGAAGTCGGCAGCAATCGGCTTGATGTTCCCGCCGATGAATCGCCAGCCTGGGGAACCTCCGGCATCGTCGCCGCCTGGGAAGGGGAAGGCGTGCCGCTGGCGCAGCAAAAGCCCGCACTGAAGGAAAATTCCTTCAACCTGCAGCGGTTGAAAGCCTTGGTTCCCGTCACCGATGAACTCGACAACGATAGCCCCGCCTTGGCTGACTGGTTGACCTGGCGCTTTACCGAGGCAATCCGCTGGAAGATGAACGATGCGATCTTGAACGGCACCGGCAACGGCATGCCGCTGGGCATCCTGAATGCGCCCGGCACCCTATCGGTGACCAAGGAAGGCTCACAAGCCGCCGGCACGGTTTTGGGCGCCAACATCCTGAGGATGTACGCCCGCCTGCTCTCCGGCTCGCAGCAGCGCGCCGTATGGATTGCAAATCCGGATGCGCTGGTTCACCTGGGCAGCGTGGTGCTTGAAAACGGCGCACCCGCTTACATCGCCAACAATGGACAAGGCGCACCAGGCGGCTACCTGATGGGCCGCCCGGTAGTGTTCACTGAAGCCGCCAAGGCTGTTGGCACACGCGGCGATGTTGTCCTGGCTGATCTGAGCAATTATGTCGTGGCGAAACGGCGTGGAGATCCGAGCATCAAACACTCGATCCACTTGTGGTTCGACCAGGCCGTGAACGCCTACAGGGTAATTTTCCGCGCCGATGGCATGCCGATGCTGCATGCACCGATCACGCCGCCGAACTCAAGCAACACGCGCTCGATCAACGTGGCGCTTGAGACTCGGGCTTAA